CGGACCCATCTGCGCGTTGAGGTAATTCATGTTCATGAGTTGGCGCCCGGTGTTTTGCATGCCGATGATGCTGTCGCCGATCATGGCTTGTTGGCGGGGGGATTCGCTGAGGAAGCCTTTGATCCATTCCGGATCAAATCCCAGCTGGTCGCCGTGCCGCTTCATGAAGTCGCCATAGGCCGTGCCTTTGGCCTCGAGGGCTTTGTTGTCGGCGAACTGCCCGGCGAATTGGCCGATGGCGCCCATGAGTTGCTCTTGCTGCCCCTGCATAAACTCTTGCCGGTTCTGCTGGTTACCTTGTTCTATCTGCCAGAATTGTGCTGGTGTCATATTGTTTGTTCTCCTTGTTTGATTGTTAGCGTGATCCGCCCATGAAGCCGCCCAGGCCGCCGACGAGACCGCCAATGCCGGCGCCTAATGCTGTGCCGACACCTGGTATCACGCTACCTGCTGCGGCACCGGACAACGCGCCACTCAGCGCACCCATGCCGCCACCCATCAGCGCACCACCCATGCCACCCGAGCTAAACTGCCCGCCCGAATACATCGGTGAGAGTCCTTGGGCGCCGCTCACCATTTGCATGGCCTGCGGGGTCATGTTGGCATACGGCGAGCCCATGCCTAGGGCCATCATGGCCGGGTTGCTGCCGATCGAGAAGTTGTAGGCATCCTGCCGCAACCCGAGTTGGCGGGCGCGTTCCTGGTCGGCGAAGCCGGCCGACTGTCCGGCGTAGCCCACACGGCGTTGCTCATTGGCAGCGCCCACGCCGGTCACGAGATTGATGTCCTGCGCCCGGCGCTGTTGCACAAACCGGTCACGGTTGAGCAGCTCGGCGCCGATCCCGGCACTGCCGGTCGCCAGGCCGCGGGCCGCCATCGACGCCCGCGCCTGCTGGACCGCATCGCGTTCTTCCTCCGGTGAGAGCCGGCCCATCGCCTGCGCCCGCCGTTCGGCTTCCGCCGTGAGGGCTTGGCCCAAGGTGCCGCCGGTCGTATCGGCCAAGGCACTTTGCAGGCGGGTGTATTCCGGCGAGGCGGTAGCGTTGGCATCGAGCTGATTGAGCAGCGTGCGGCGGCGCTGCATCTCCTCCGGCAGCGCGGCTTCGTAGCGTTGACGCAGGCTCGCATCGCCGAGCAGTCCGAGGCCGAAGTCGATGTTGGCCCGGTATTGACCCCGCGACGCATCGCCGGCGGCCGCGGTCATACCCGGCATGTATTGCTGTTGCAGTTGCAGCTGCCGCTCGTAGAGCTGTGCTGATTTATTGACGTCCAGTTCCGGCGGTTTTGGTGTGCTTGATCCTCCCATGCCCATAGTCTTGTCCTCCTTAGTTTTGGTTAAATCGTTGTTGAAGTTTCTCCCAGCGGTGCGCCCGGAAGCGTCCATCGTTGCGACGCTGCCAGACCAGCCACTCCCGCGGGTGCGGCGCCGCGGTCATGATGTCCGCGATCGGATGCCGTCCATCGGTCGACGCCGCCAGCTTGCAAACCCAGGCATTCGGTTCCCCGTCCGCGTGCAACGTGCCGGTCGTGTCGTCCCATGTCGCCTCGTAGCCCAAGACAAACAGTGTATCCGTGCTGACAACCAACCCGCCCGGAATACACGCCGCCACCGCCTCGATGAGCCGTTCGCCCGGACAATACCGGTCCTGCCACAGTGCGGCGCGTTCCCAAGCTTTCATGGTGTGCAGTGGTTGCCATGGGGTCATGCTTAGAACTTGATGCAATAAAGCAGCGCGATGTTCGCTGGACGGGTTTCGGCACCGCCGCCGTCCTCGACGCCCCCAGTGGAAAATGTATCCAGAGAACCGCCGTTGATGTTTTTAAGATTGCTTCCGTCAGTTGCTACGGTCGGCCGCACATAGGTGTGGGTGTGGTCCTTGAGCAAATCATTCTGCTTCGCGGCAAATGTCCCGCTGTAGGTCGCCCCGCTGATTGTCTGCGATCCGCTGCCGCGCACGAAGATACCCTGCAAGTTTGGCACATTGAACGTGGTGCTTCCATTGCCAGCGCCATGAGTTGTGCCGATGGCGCTAAACAGGGTTGCGTAGGTTGCGCGACTCACTGCTGCGCCGTTCGCTGCCAGCCATCCACTTGGGGCACTGTTCATGGCAAACGCCATGACGGCACCCGCCGGAAGTGCAATGGTCGCCGGAAGAGTGACGGTCTTGGTGCTGAGGTTTAGCGTGGCGGCGAGCTTTAAGTCGGTCACGCCAGCGTCGGCGATCTTTGCGGTGGTCACTTCGCCATCGACAAGCGTAGCCGTGGCGGTCGGTCTAGCCGTTGAGGTTAGCTTGTCCGCCGTGGCGACCTCGCCGCTTGTCCATTGATACCCTGGGGTGATTGTTACAGTTGCCATAATGTTTATGCTGCGTTGCGCGTCTCTGTCTGAGCCATGGTTTGCACGGTTGCCTCGATTGAGACGTTGCGGATCTCTGGCCGGTTGGCCGTGGTTAGAAATTCCAGTTCGGCGTAGTGCGCCTTCTGCCTAATCGGTTGTTTCAGTGTGTAGTCTTCGGCCAGCCCCGAAGTGTTAGTTTGCCCCGGAACCAGCACGATCTCGCTGTCGGGGTTGACCATGTAAGCCTTCACCGTGATTGAGCCGGTGTCCGGCAGCACCACGTCGGCCATCGACCGGACGAACCGCTTCGTGTGCATACTGCCGAAGCCATACCGGCGCGTGCGGATGCGGCCGGGCACCGGAGTTTCCAATCCCGCTCCCACGCTGCCGTCCAGCGGATCGTCACCCGCCTCAAGTTCGTCCAACAGCAGCAGCTTACCGGCGCGGTTGACGGCAAAGATGCGGCGACGGGCCTCGTAGCCGCTGACAATCAGATTGTCCAGCGAGGCGCCGTAAACATCCCGCGTCTCCCACTGCTGGTTTAGTGCCGAGTAAATGAGCAGCGTGTTGTTGCCATCTGCCACTTGCCCTTCTGCCAAGGCGCCGTCAATGGGCACCGAGAGATAGTAGCGGTTGTCGAAGTAAAGTCCGACCGCCCGATCCGCCAATTCGTAGTTGAGTTTGGCGAACTGGTCGGCAATCGGGTCCGAGAGCGGCAGCGTGTTTCCTTGCAGCTTGAGATCTAGCTGGGTGTCGAGGCGGTGCGCGCCATTGTCTGCCAAAAAGTAGACGAAGTTGCCCGCCGTCTGGATCGTCCGGCGGCCCACGCATCCGACCTCCTGCGTCAGCAGTGTTAGGCGACTTACTGGCGTGTCGATCTCAAACGAGCTGCCGTCCGTCGACGCGAACTGGTTGACCTCGGCCAGCCAGATTGAGTGCCGCATAAAGATCAAGACCGCGCCTTCCCGCCACGGGTGGATCGCTACGATGTAATCGTTCGATCCTTGGTTAGCGCGGAAGGACTGCCAAAATGGGTCGTAGGTGTTGGCATCAAGATAGTCCGACACTGCCACTTGGTCGCGGCCGTCCGGCAGCCACATCCTGTTATTGATGTAGGCGCCGAAGCCCACCGAGCGCATGGTGCGGTAGGTCGGGCCGACCGCAGGGATGCCGCCCAGCGTTTTGGCGAAGCTGCTGGCCGCGCCATCCCACACCAGCGGCGGCTTGACCCGGCGCAGCTTGCTGCCCGACGTGCCGGTGCCGACTGTTCCAGCGGGCACCGTGATCGTGAAGCTGTTGGTTGTAGCCGTCACCACCTCGTATTCCGCGCCGTCAAACGCGGCGACACTGTTGCCGGAAATCCGCACCCGCATGCCCGCACTGTAACCGTGCATCGCGCTGGTCACGGTGGCCGTGGCGCCGACCACTGAAATATCGGCCGTAATCGCCTTCTCCTCGAAGCCCTGCTCTCCGACCCACGCCTCGCGCAGCAGGTAAAGTTTGTCCAGTGCCTGGATCATGCTCACCGTGTCGTTCTCGCTGATCGTCTCGCCGCTTGGATAGCTTAGCGTTGGCGGAAAGTTATTTGTCAGGATCGGGTTGCCGAGGTTGTCGTTGATGAGATTGCCTGCCTCGTCCCGCAAATACAGGTCGTAGGGGTCTTGGTAGACATAAGCCTCGCTCGCCCCAGCAAGCACGATGCACTCGCCGCCATTGTCCGGCGACGGTGAGCGGTAGGCCGCACCGGCAAAGATGCCGCCATCGTAGCTGTCGCGGATGACCGGCTCGTTCGGCGCTGGCGACAAGACAAACGGCACCGTCACCGGCGTGCCGCTGGACAGAATGTCATCGGCCAGCCGCTTGAATCCCTTCCGCGTCTTGGCCACGCCACGGTCCAGGCGCATATTCACAGAGTCCTGCAACATGCCAGCGGGCAACGCCACCGGGTTCAACCGGCTGGCAAAGCCGACGAAACCTGCGTCTCCGTCACGCGCTGTTGGGCTTTCGAGGGACATTAATTAGCAATCTTGCGCGTCAGCCCACTCTGGCTGCGTTTTTGCGTGCAGATACGCCTGCTTCCAAGGGTTCTCGCCGGTCATGTCGTAGGAGGTTGTGTAGTTGCGCTCCTTAAACCAGATCTGCTCGCTGGCGTTTGCGTAGCTGCGGACAAAAAAGTCCGCGTTGGTTTTGGTCAGTTGAACTCCCTCGACGCGGTGGTAGGCTTCGGGAACCTCAAGACCCCATTGGGTTGTTGCTGTTTTTTGTAGTGCCATAGTTTTCTCCTTGATTTCGGTTTAAGTTAAGACCGCCACATAATACGTTCGGTTTGAAACCGTGATAGATCCAGTTGTCACGTTGGCCGCGTAAACCGTGACGGTGTCGCTGGCGCTCACTCTGGCCGATACAACCAGCCCAGTAACGTCAGCGCCATTGTAGGAAACCGTCACAGAGTCTGTCGCTGAAGCTCCGGTTGCCGTTATGGTTGTGCTGACGGTTGTATTCGCGGCAATGGTTCCAAAATTATGAGCCTTGTTGGCCTTGATTGGCCTTGCCGCGGACACTGTTTCGTCGCTGACTAAAGCGTCAGTTTGTGACGCGGCGTTTAGCGCGGGACTAAAACTGTTTGTTCCACCATATCCCGCAATGAACAGCTTGCCTCCGGTGACAGCCGCCGCCGAATTGGTGCTGTTTAGTGACAGCCCTGCGTTTTGCGCGTAAACAATGGCTTGGGACGCTACGGATACGCCGCTGCCCCCATTGCCGACAAACTGCGTATTGGTAGCAGCCGACACGCGGGCAATTCGCAAAGCGGACAGCCCTGCGGTTTCGTTGTAGCCAAAGGCGGACTCTTCAAATGAATAATTGCCGCGAGATAACAATGCACCGTTTTGGCCGTTTCCTATGCTAATAAACTGATTCGCTTCAAACACGGAATGGAACAGTGCGATTCCCGAATTGCCGCAACAAAGCACCAATGCGCCGGACGCCCTGCCATATCCGCCATTCTGGCCATAGATGCCTTCGCCGCCGGATGCCGTGCAACGCAGGCCAACAAAGTGAACATCCACCGCACCGACAGCCAACACGTTGTTAGAACCATTGTGTCCGATAACCGCAAAATCAGCCCATGTAGTTCCGCCAACCTCAAGCCGGAGTCCGTGAACACTGCAACCATGAATGCGCGTTGCGGACATCCGCGCAAACGCGCCTTCACTAACAAGGACTCCATTGCCAATGCACCCGGAAATTACAGCGCCCTCAATGCGCGCTTCGCCCCCCGCAATATTAAGTCCTCTGAAAAATTGGCCGCTCCAAAAACTGTTGTTGGCCTGCAAGACTGCTCCGCTGGACAGCCACGCACCGTAGTCAAATCCATTAACCCCGACATTGTTGGACGCGATAACATGGCCAGCGCCTTCTCCAAGCAATCCGCGCAGATCAACGCCCACGTTTGACGATCCATTGCCGCCCATAATTCCGATTTGCTCAAGATCGTAGGGGCCACCATCTACAACAAAGCCGCTGCTCGTTGTGTAGATAAAGTTTGTCTTGAGCGCAGTAACATCGCCTCCAACCACCAGATTGACCGGCGGGGCATAACTGCGCTGAAATGTGTTCGTCCATGTTACGACGTTGCCGGCAACATTTGTGACCACCCATGCGCCGTCATGCGTTTCTCCTGCGCTAATGATACCGTAGACCGTTGCGCCAGAAATTGTCGGATGCGCGTGTGCAATCGTCAAAGAAGTGTTGCTGGCGATGGCTGTGATTTGCCTAATGCCGCCTCCGTCTATGGCAATTAAGTCGCCCACATTGGCGTCGGTTGTGAATTGCGTCGAGGTGCCGGTGACGGTTGTTCCGCTGACAGTAACAGTTCCGCGATTGCTGTCGCGCATCGTATACCAATACTGTTTGTCGCTCCATGCCTTTGGCGGGGCGTGAGATGCGTCCACGGAAAAACTATTGGATGTAACGCTGCTCAATGCCTTCACTCTACCATCAGCAATCAGCAGGTCGCTGTTGGCGGCAACGCTGGTAAGCGTTGACTTGTTAATGGTTCCAGAAGTTCCATTCAGCGACATCTCGGCGCTGTCGGCGGCAAAAAAGCCTAACTGCAATGCGCCCTTGACGGGGCGCGACGGGTTAGATGCGTCTGGAAGTTTTGCGCTCGGCTCCACATTTTTAACCAGCACCATGTCGCCAATCGAAATGCCTGTGGCGTTGGCCACGTTTGCCGTCACCGAATAATTGCCGCTGCTTCCGGTGACACTTGAAATGCTTGTGATGGTCGTCTGCACCGGAGTCGCTCCGATAAAGCGCAGGCGCTGCGGGTTAGTCACATTGAAATGCGTGGCCGAGGCCATCGTGAACTGTCCTGCGGCAAAGTTGATTGTCAGCGTGGTGCAAAACAGATGCAGCCGCGACATCATGGACATAATTGAGGTGGCCTGCGTTTGGTTGGCTATGGTGATCGTATAGGTTCCCGATGGGACGCACACATGCTTCCCTGTGTCGGCGGCAGCGACAAACGCAGCGATGTCGTTGGTCGCGCCGTCTCCAACAGCACCGTAATCCTTGACGCTGATTGACTCGTTGATCGTGTTGAGCCCCTTGGCCAGCTCGGCCGCCGTGGCGCGTTTGGTGATGCCGCCTTGCTGGATGATAAGCTCGTCGGCGGCGTTGACGGTTGTGGCGTCGGTTAGTTGGGGAATTGTTTTGGCCATAGGATTAGAAGTTGGCAGTTAGCAGTTGGCAGTTGGCAGGTTAGTTGAGGGCGGCTTTGAGCCGGGTCTTAAAGCGGGCGGCGTCGCCGGGGGAGATGTCGGTTTTGCGGGTTGGGGCGACTTGTTGGTGGGTGAGGACGAGGTTCATCGGGATGTTCCACTTGCGCATCCGGGGGACGAGGTATTCTAGGGCGCTGTTCATGGCGGCTTCGCCGAGGGGGTCTTCGTAGGTGTTGCCTTCCCAGGCGACGCCGAGGCTCCAGCTGTTGAGGTCGGGGCGGCCGTGCCAGTTGCTGCGGCCGGCGTGCCAGCAGCGGTCGGTGTCGCTTCCGAAGACGGTGCGGCGGCCGTCTCTGGCGATGAGG